GTTGTTTTCTTAATTCGTTTTCAGATATTTGAACCCGATGAATGATCGACTCCGCATCATCTAATGAGGTAGCTGTATACGGGACAATCAAATCATCTGCGGGAACAAATTTAGAAACAGCTGTTTGAGCTGCTTCATCATAATATACCTTTTTAAAAGCAGAACCTGCTAAAGGCAAATGAAATAACATAGAATCAAAATCTGGTTCATAGTCTTTCATTTTATCCATGATTTGATAGTTCATGAAATCTTGTACTCTTTGTGATTGTTGTTCTTTGTCTGGAGTAGGTAAACCTAAAATTTGTGTTCTAACTGGTCCGTTAGCGGGTAATAATTCTTTGTATGCTAGTGCTTGAAACTGTGTAACTGCTTCAGCTAATACTGGGTGGGTTGCACCAGATGCACCTTGAAATGGTTCAGTTCTGTTGTCGTATTTAAATCCTAAAAGATCTAATCCTTCTCTGTAACCTCTTTCCCAATCTTTTCTAGAATTTTTGTAGTCTTGATAATTTTGATAAAGGGAGCTTCCAAGTCTACCAAGAATATCATCTGGTAAATGTTCAGCTAGGTTGTCGTAGTGATTTACTTCACCCTCAACAGAAGCTATTGACGGATCGTAATTAATATCTACAGATCCATCCTCGTTTTCTGTAACTTCTACAGGTTCCCCCTGCTCATTAACTTCTTTTTGTTGCTCCTCTTGAGCAACTTCAATTTCCTCAGGCGATGGTACTTTTATCTCTTGCTCTACGTTTGGAAGAGACTTGTCTATGTCTGCCATTTATTTTCTCCAGTTTTAGAGGTTTAACAGTATTATAATCAATAAGCAACCCCTGTGGTTGTGGCCCTCTTTTAGGGGGTATAGTTTTAGTCAATTTCGTCATAATATTCTGCTGCCTCTTCTGCTGCTCTGTCCAAGTCAGCTTCAGCTTTGCCCACCGCAAACTCCCCGCTTTTCATTTTTTCAACTGTTTTACCTGTTGCAAATTCTTCCATAATTCTTGTATCAGATCCTAATATTTGATCTAAGTCATCAAGAACCTCCACGTCAAAATCCATGTTACCATCAGGGTCTGAACTAACAGGCACGTCCTCTGAAGCTGAAAAATCTCCTTTTGTTTTAAAAGACTTACCTGATTCATCTACAAGTTCGTAACCTGGTGGCTCGTAATCAATTTGATATTCTTTTCCATACTCGTTTGTACCCTCTACTCTAATTTTACCATCACCCTGTCTATAAATTTTTATACCTGGTAATTCTTTTACTTCATATAGCATTATATCAGCATCAACTTTTTTACCGGGACTTTTAAACATAACTTTAGTAATTAAATCAGGGAACCAATCTGGCATTGTTGTAGTTGTGTTTGCAAGTTTGACAATTGGTTTAGCTACATCTGCCTGTCTCATAAATTTAGGTATGATAGGTAAAGCCATAATACCTGTCATTAATTTTAAAAATAATCTTCTTTTTGGATTCATAGGTCCTTTGGCAAAACCTATTCGTCCTCCTTCAGCTGCTCCCATAATGCCACCCATTTCATAAATATCATCTAGGTCTTGCTCTGAGAGTTCAGGTGGAGTTATGTTTTTATACTCATCTTGAAATCTATCAGTTGCTCCTTCGAAACCCACAAGAGCATTAAAAATTTGCTCTGTTTGTTTGTCAATAAACTCATCTCCACTTCTTGCTTGAAAAGATCTTGGATCTAAATTTTCAAATCTTTTTTTAGCTTCTTTTCTTGCAGCGTCTCTAAAAAAAATCTCGGTATCTGGGTTTATAACTTTTGGTCCTCTTTCTTGTATGTCAGTAAATCTTTCAATAAGATCTTTTTCCATATTAATTAAGTCGTTTCTAGTTATACCAGACTCTTCAAATGCACTTCCATATGCCTTTTCATATTCTCTAAATTGTCTAAGATCTTTGTTAAATTTATCAAAGTCTTTTTGATAATCTAATAAGTTTTGCACAGCAACTTTTTGTTCTTCTGTGTCTGCAAGTTTTAAAAGATCTGTGCCTAAACTTCCTAAGTCAACACCAGGTATAGCATCGATTGCACTTCCTATAAAAGTATCTCTAGCTCCTTGTCTAAAAGTTTTTCCTTGTGCCATTCCGGTAAGGATTGGGTCAGCTTCTATTAAAGCACCTAACATTAGACCTGTGGTTCCTTTACCAACAGATAAAGCGAGATCAGCTGCAGTGAGTGCACCTCTAACTCCTTTTGCTGCGAGAGGTAAAACTCTAGATCCAGCTTTTACTACAGGATCTACAAATTCTTCTTTAGCCGCTCTAGCTGCAAGAATTGGATCTACGCCAGAACCAGTTCTTTGTGAGAGTTCTTGTAAAGCAGATAATTTTTTTTCTGCTGATTGTTTTTTAACAAATTTTATTTTTTCAAAACTAGAAGGATCTGCTCCTCTTTTAATAGCGTCGTCGTACATTTTTTTCGTTTCATTAATTAATATATTTTTTGCTTCTCTTGCTTTTACAATTTCTTTAGCAGAAAAATTTTTAATAGGTTTATTCGGATCTAAACCAAATTGTTCAGCAACAATAGTTCCAAACCTTTGACCTGATCTACCCCCTAATTGTATGGGTTTTCCATTTTCATCAAATGTATAAAAATCTAAAGAATCTTTAAACATGGGAAAACCCGCTTCAACTAATTTTTGATTAGTAAGAAACATTTTATTTAAAGCTTGTGAATTTAAAGAACTAATTTTTTGTTTATAATTTTTAGGTTTATTTTTTAATAAATCTACAACTTCTTTTTCTTTTCTTCTTAAAAAACCTTCGGTAGTTGATAAATAAGCATTAATTGGTTTTGGTAAATAAGTTAAATTGTTTAAAGTAACATTTCTTTTTTTAAGAGCGTCGGCGTGTTGAAGTTCTATTCCTGATTTTCTAGAAGCAGAAAGTTCAGCTTCAAGAGCCTTATCAGAAATTTTATCTTTTCCACCAAATAATTTCTCTGCCCTTCTTTTTTCCCCTGTCCCTTCTTTTTTAGGGTCAGGTTTTCGGTCATAAGATGTATATTTTCTTAGAAACCGACTTACCTGCTGTAGACCATCTAATAATTTTCTTTCAGGAAACACTTTTCTTGCAATACTAGACAGGTTAGGTTCACCATAAAGATCTAATTGTTTATTATATAAGTCTAATATTTCTTTTCCTGTGCCTCTGTCTGGAAAAAAGCGCATTTGAAAATTAGATTTTCCTTCTCTAAATAATTTTGCCACTTTACCTTTCATACCACTTTCTATGTTTTTAAATTCTTTTTTGTAAAATGTTGAATCGGGGTTATCAAAATAGTTTTCTTTATAAAATTTTTTAAATTCTTTTTTATTAACTACATCAGTAATTTTATATGCACCAGGGTTTTTAACCGGGTTTAGTTTTTGTTGAAAAACATTTATTCCCTGTCTAACTTCAAATTGAAGTTTATAAGGTAGGTCATCATAATTCACACCAATTTTATCCCCTATTCTTTTTTGCCAACTTGCAACAATTTTTTTTTCGTTTTTAGTTAATGGCGCACGACGGCCTTTTCCAGCATAGCTTCCTGGTTCATCAACCAAGCCACGTTTAGGTTTTGCTCGTCCACCATATCTTGCATTAATTCTTCTTAGATACTCTTCGTAAGTTTCTTGTTTTGGATCAAAGGTTCCTTTGAGCTCCTCTCTTAATGGTCCAGGAGTTAAGTCATCTGCGAGATCGACAACTTTATCTGTAGGTGTTGATATTTCTTCTATGATTGATTCTATACTATAATCTTTTGCTGAATCAGCTAAATTAAAATTAACTGCAGGAACATCGGGTTCCTTGAGACGTTGTATAAGTGCTTTATTTTTAAAAAGTTCCGAGGCCATATTATAACCCCATTAAATAACTCAAGCCTGCGTTTTTAAAACCAATACGACCACCTTTAGCCATGTTAAGTCTTTCTTCCACTTCTGCTCTTACTGAGGGCGGCAACATTTGTAAAAATTGTAATCTTTTGTCTAAAGGTAATGTTTCAATTAAACTCATGATTTCTATTATAGAAGCACTTGTTCCACTTGAATATCCAATTCTTCCTCCCTCAGCCATCTCTGGTATATCAGGATCGTCGTCTGCTTTTTTTAATAGTTCGCTAAGTTCTTCTTTAACTTTAAGATCAAACTTTCCTCCTTGTTTTAAAAACTCTTCAGCTGCTTCTTTTGGATCTGTTGCGTTCTCAATTACGTTATCAAGAGTATCAAATTGTTTATCATCTCTTACATAATAATCGTTTAAAACTTTTAACGGATCTGCGTCTGTGTCGCCTCTAAGATCTTCCATATTAGCTATACGTTTTTTAAGATCTGCTGGTAAATTAATTCTATCATCCTTAAGAAGAATTTGTCTTACCACTGCTCTTCTTCGTCCCTCTTCCATTAAATCTGTAGTACGACTAGTTGTTTTAAAAAAATCTTCCATAACTTTATCAATCATACTCATTGTATCTTTTTCTAAAATTTGTTTTTCTTTGTGGAATCTTTTTGTTTCTTGTAAGCCTTTGCCCAAACCAGATTTAGGACCTATTCCTTCTGGTAGACCTAACTCTTCTTGTAATTGCTCAATACCTTCAGCTTTTTTACCTGTTTTAATATCTACAATCTCCGCTCCTTTTTTAGTTAGTCCAGTTTCGGTGTCAATACCAGGCATATCAGGGCCTTTTTGTTTTTGTTTAGCTCTTAAAAGATTTTCTGCGTTCTCTAAAAAATTCATCTTTTGTTTCATGTTCTTGTTTGCAAGAATAGAGGGTGCATACTCCATGATTTTCTCTTCGACAAGATCTAACATTTCTGAATTGTTAAAAGCTTTTTTAGAATATATGTCGTTTGTAGGAGCGTTTGTATCTAACGCAGCTGGCTTAATTACATTGGATTGAGTGCCCACCATTCTATTAGTAAAAGCTTTACCAAAAAGTTTAGTTAAAACTTCATAAATTCTAGCACCTATATCTATTGGGTTTCTTGCCATTAATAATATTTCCTATTTGTTTTAATTACCTTTTCCTCTTTTAGATCGTCAGGATGCAATACAAAGCCACCTTGTCGAAATCGCATGATGGCTTGGGTTGTCGAGTCAACCAAATCGTCATGATCACCAAATGGAAAAGCTGCGCACTCCTCGATCACTTCTTCAGCGAATTCCTGGTTCGGAGCCCATATCATACCAGATTCAAACAAAGGTGCAACAGAATTTACTCTAGTGTGCTTGTCATTACCCTTAGATGGACTGAAGTTAACTACGGGTATACCCATTTTTCTAAGCTCATCTGTCAAAGGTTGACCAGATGCTTTCGACTCAATGATCACTGTGTCAGGATCCCAATATTTCCACTGCTCATAAGCAACTTGTTTAAGCTCTGGAAAATCATATCTGCCTTTTTTAGCATCTAATAATATTAAACTAGCAGGGCTATCATCATTTAAATAAAACACACCCCATGTAGTAATTGCAGAATAATCCGCTGTTTGCTTCTTGCCAAACGCTGTATCGTAAGATTGTATGACATGCTTTAGTGCAGGTATATAATCCTCATCCCACGACTGCCACCATTCTCGTTTGATGATTGCTCCCTCTTCTGACGTTGGGTTTTGCATATACTGAGCATTCCATTTCTGTATACCCGTAGATGCTTTGACTGCTTCTAATTCTTCTAGCTTCCAATACTCTGGCCACAT